TTATTAACTTGTGTATCTAACATAGATTGTAATAATAATTTTGCTTGAGGAACTCTACTTCTTGTCGGACATAATACCGAAATCATAATTTTAACTCCTTATATTGTGGTAAACTTTTAGGATAATCTATTCTACTCATAAAAGTTTGTGAAACTATTTTGTCTTTTTCCATTTTGTCTTTTACAAAATATCCTTCTATATGTGTGTAACCATTTTCTTTTGCCCAAATCACTCTTTTATTTCCAGTATGTACCATTTTACCTGGTATATATTTTCCTTGTTCATCTTTCGGCCAATTCTTTTGATGTTGCCAATAATGTTTATCATCTGTAACTATTATCGGCCAAATCATACCGACTTTATCAGCACTGTCTTTAAATTTAGGATATCTTTTTTGAATCCATTTTTGTGAGGGTATTAACATTAATTCGTTAATGTCAAATTCAATTAATTCTAAAGGTGTCTTACACTTTTTTATTGATCTTAATACTTTCATAACCACTTTTTGCTATATAATAACTATCTATAATATCAGTTACAGGATTGTTCAATTTATTCATATCAAATATTTTCATTAAATCTACTTTAGTATCTTTTTTAAATTGTTCATACATCTTTTCTTTATCTGCGTTACCTTTACCCGTAGCCATCTTTTTAACAACACTAGGTACGATAAGGTCATATGTAAGTTTACATTCGGACAATCTGTATTTGAGAATTCCACAGTTTTCGGCGATTTGAAAAATAGCTTGTCCTTTTGAACCGTATGAGTATCCTTCGATAAAGATTGCCAACTCTCCACATACATTTGGTAAGGTGTTGATATGTCGTAATGACCATTCTGATATGTTTTTAAATCTTTGAATTGGGTCATTGTATTCTTTGTGTTCATCGCCTGTAATATTTTTATGTATTTTTCCTAAATGTTTCTTTTTACTTGTTAAATAGTAAAATTCACATTTACTAAACTCAAAACTTTCATCTGCTACACAAATAGCAGGACTTGTTAAACTATAATCAATCCCAATTATCTTCTTCGTTTGTCCAGATTGCTTCATCATCTTCTAAATCGACCACCTCGTGTCCACAAAACGGACAAGTTAATGGTTCTAAATCCTGTATTTCTATATCCCATTCTACAGTATATTTAGTTTCACAATCGGAACAAGTTTTTTGTCTTTTCTCTATCATTATAGTTTGAATTTTTTAAACTGATCTTTTTTAACGTCTTGTTTAATACCACCAATTACATACGATTCTATTTCTGTTTCTTGTGGTGCGTTTTGTAATGAACGACTATTTAGCCAATGATCTACCCAAGGCAGTGGATTAGTCTTTTGGTCGTACATAGGCGTCAAACCAATAGCTTTCATTCTTCTATTTGCCATATACTCTACAAATTGATGTAATAGTTTTTCTGATAGACCTATCATTGAACCTTTACTAAACAAATAAGTTGCCCAACGTTTCTCTTCCTGTAATGCGTCATCATACATTTGATATACTTCTTTTTCACAATCTTTCATAACTTTTAACATCTCTTTATCATTTTCTCTTTCACGCCAATTATTGATAATTGTTTGCGACATCGCCAAGTGTTGACTTTCATCTCTAGCAATAAATGAAATTATTTTAGCAGAACCTTCTAATAACTTTAATTCACCAAAGGCAAACGAACAAGCAAACGATACATAAAATCTTAAACCTTCAAGTATGTTTACTGTAACCATTGTTCTATAAAGTTTCTTTTTTAATTCATACATATCAACTTTTTTAGAATCAATTGCCCATTGATAACCGTGGTTAATTAAATCATCATAAGTTTCTGTAATTGTTTTTGCTCTATTTTCAATTTTTTGATCTTGTATGATAGTATCAAAAACTTCAGATGGATCAGAATATAAGTTTTTAATAATGTATGTGTATGATCTACTATGAATGGTCTCTATAAAGTCCCAAGTAACAATACAACCTTCTAATTCTGGCAAAGAACAAAAAGGTAAAAAGGCAAGGCAAGGTCCTCTACCTTGTACACTATCTAACATAGTTTGATATTTTAGATTAGATGTAAAGATAAACTTTTGTTGTTCTGATAAAGTTTGATAATCGTTTCTATCTTTTTGTAAAGACACTTCTTCAGGTCTCCAAAAGTAACCTAATTGTTGTTGATTAAGTTTATCAAAGACAGGATATTTCATATTATCATATCTTTGAACCGCTAAATCAGGACCAAAAAACATCATCTGTTTTGTTGCGTCCAACCCTTTATCTTTATTAAATACACTTTTTGCCATTTGTATTACTTATCCTTTTTCATTCTTATAGGTTTAAGACCAGTTTCTCTATTTAAAAACTTATAGTCCATTTTGACAACGTCAAAATCTTGTTTTATTTTTTCAGCAATTTTGTATGGATCAAATTCATCACAACTGTACACATCAAATTGAATTAAAGCAGGTACTGGTTCATCCCAAACGTGTATTGCGATATGACTTGTTTCTATCACAGCAACACCTGTTATTCCTTTATTGCCTTCATTGTTACAATAAGCAACATATGGTCCTAACATAATTTTCATATTAATAGAACCAATAAAATCTTTTAACCAAGTAGTTAACCAATCTATATCTTTTGGTGGATTGTTAACTTCAGCACGTATAATTAAATGCTTATGTATTAATAAACTATTTTTCATCTTTTAGTCCGTAGAAAAACTCCGTTTCATCTCCAAATGTTGCCTTAGCTTTATCTTCTACAGAATATTCTATAGATGAAACTTTAAAGTCTGGAAACTTTAAAGTCTTTGGTGTATATGATTTATCTAAAATCAACATACGATTATTTGGTTGAGCAGCAAAATAGCCATTATCTAATTTTAATATGTTAAATGACTTATGTTGCGTTGGCACTTCACTAAAAGTAGTATTTAGTCTGTTACTATCTGGATTACAACTATCAATAGTAAACATATATATACCCTCGTGCCATTTTCTACTAGGACCAAAGTATTTTGCTCTTTGTCCTTTTAGTAATCTTTTTTCTATTACTGATATATCATAACTAAAAGCATCCCATAGTTCTAATTCTTCTAAAGGTAAATCACCTTCAAAATCTTTTTTCCATACAAATGCTGATAGGGGTAACTTATCAAACACAGCACCATATTCTGGTAAATAAGTTTCAAAATATAACGCTCTGCCTTGTATAGACTTAACAGTTACCCAAACACCTTCTACAAGTTCGCCTTTTCCTTTTTCTAAATCGTAAAGATATTCTTTCTTTACATAAACTTCTACGTGAGGTAAGTTAGCACATAAAAACGACATCTATATTGTACAAGACTCACAAGCCTCGTCCTCTTCTTCTATTGGTTTATCTTCGGGTACATTATCATTAAAACCAACTGGATGAGATGGTTCGTCAATGTCTTTTTTAGCGTCATATGTATTTTGATAATATGAAGTTTTCCAACCTAATTTATAAGTTGTTAATAAGTCTTGTGCCATAACTGACACAGGTACTTGTCCATCTTCAAAATGTTCTGGATTATATGACCAGTTGCCTGAAATTGCTTGGTCAAAATACTTTTGCATTACAGACACTATATTTATATATCCTTCCATAGATTTCATATCCCATAATAAAGTGTAATTATTTTTTAATCTTTTATATTCAGGTACAACTTGTTTTAATGGACCTTTTTTAGATTTCTTAATACTTAAATAATCTCTAGGTGGCTCAATGCCGTTGGTAGCATTTGAGACCACACTAGAAGATTCAGATGGCATTTGAGCAGAGAGTGTGCTATGTCTTAATCCGTGCTCTTTGATTTCTTTCCTTAACCACTCCCAATCATATGTAAATGTACGATTGCTTACAAGTTCATCTACATCTTTTTTGTAAGTGTCTATAGGTAAGATACCATCGGAATATTTTGTTCTATCAAAGTAATCACATTTACCCTTTTCTTTTGCGAGTTCATTACTTGCCTTTAATAGATAATATTGAAATGCCTCGGTCAATTTGTCAACTTGTTTCCAACCCATTTTTTGTTCATATGAATAACCTTTTTTAGCAAGATAATGAGCAAGACCTATATAACCTATTCCTAAACTTCTTCTTGCTTTTGTAGATATTTCAGCTGCTCTAACTGGATAACCTTGATGATCTATAATTTCGTCTAAAGCCCTTACTGATAAATCACATAATGATTCTAACTCATCTCTTTTGTTTATTAAACCTACATTAATAGCAGATAGAATACAAAGAGCAATTTCACCATCACCGTCTATATGTTGAATAGGATCAGTTGGTAAAGTTATTTCTTGGCATAAATTACTCATCATTACTTTATCTTTAAAACTAGAATGAGAATTACAGTGGTCAATATTCATTATGTAAATACGACCTGTTTCTGCTCTTTCTTTTAATATGTCAAAAAATAATTCTTGTGCGTTTACTTTTTTCTTTTTGATAGATAATTTTCTTTCTGCTGTTTTGTAAAGTTCATCAAATTCAGGAGTGCCCCACGCCTCATAGAGTTCAGGTACTTCGTGTGGTGAAAACAAAGTTATATCTTCTTCGTTAATAAATCTTTCATAGAATAGTTTTGAAATTTGAATAGAATAATCTAATTTTCTAACTCTATTATCTTCACTACCTTTATTGTTTTTTAATACAATGATATCTCCTATTTCTTGGTGCCAGATCGGAAAGTGAACAGTTGCCGAACCGCCTCGTACTCCGTTTTGAGTACAGCACTTAACCGTTGCCTCAAACTTTTTAAGGAAAGGGATAACACCAGTGTGTTGTACCTCACCTCCTCTAATTCTGGAGTTGATACCCCTAATTCTTCCAGCGTTAATTCCGATTCCTGCCCTTTGGGCAACATAACGTCCAATAGCCATATCACTGGAGAAAATACTAGGTAAAGTATCGTCAACATCAACCAGAACACAACTAGCGTACTGCTTAAGAGGAGTCCGAACACCAGCCATAACGGGAGTAGGAATATTAATTTTAAAAGTTGAAATAGCATCATAATATTTTTTAACATAACTCATCCTTTTTGATTTAGGGTAATTAGCAAAAACAGTAGCAGCAATCGTCATATACATAAACTGTGGTGTTTCAAATATATCACCTGTGCTTCTATCTTGTACAAGGTATTTGTCTATGACTTGTCTTAAACCAGCATATGTAAATGTATAATCTCTTTCGTGGTTTAACCAGTTCTCCATTCTATCAAAATCTTTTTTCTCATAATTATCTAAAATAACTTTATCATATAAACCTTTATCAACACAATTTTTTACGTGAGTATAAAAGTGTGGATGATCCCATAAACGACCAAAAACTTGTTTTCTTAATGAGTATAATAATAATCTAGCCGCTACATATTGATAGTTAGGATTTTCTAATGAAATTAAATCTGAAGCAGACTTAATTAAAATTTGTTGAATTTCATCTGTAGTAATGCCATCGTAAAATTGTAAACCACTATTCATTTCAACTTGTGATGAAGAAACACCAGATATATCTTCACAAGCATATTCTACCATTTCGTGTATTTTTTCAATGTTAAGAGGTTCTTTGCCTCTAGTTCCTCGTTTATTTACTTGTATAGATTGTTCTGTTGGTGCCATATTTTTCCCTTATATCTTTTTCCAATAACTTATTTTTGTCAGTGCGCTTAGTTTTGAGTGAGTGTTATTACTTATAATATCGGAGATTTCATCTTTTGGAATGCCGGACATTATCATATCATTTACATCTTTAAGTTGTATATCACTAGGCCAAATTACAACGTTATAATCTTTTTCAATCACATCATACATTCTTTTAACAATCTCTTTGTTTCGAGGTTCGTTATCAAATATATATGTCACTTGATCGTTTGAAATTTTATTTTTTAATATTAAATCTGCTCCAGCAGCAGCAAGACAATTATCAATAAAAAGACTATCAAGTGGACCTTCTGTGATGAAGACAGGTCTTTGAAAATTAACTCTTTCAAGTCCGTAAACTTTTTGTTTTGTTTCATCTAATTTTACCGTTAGATATTTTGGTTGTTCTTTGCCAAAGGCACGACCTTGAAAAGCAAAAAACTTTCCTGTCGTATCATAAAATGGTATAATTAAACGTGGATGATCTTTAGTAACTTTGTAAGTATTCGGTTTTACTTTGTTAACTAAAGTCATAAACTTATCAGACAAATATAATATATCAAAATACTTTTCAGGTATTTTTCTGTTCACACAATATAATCTAGCTGGGTGATCTTTTTCTAAATCACTTATCTTTATCAATTCATCTAAAACAGTTCGACCTTCAAACTTAACAGGTTTGAAATCAAACTTTGGTTTAGGCGTCGCTGGAGCCGAGTTTTTATATCTCTCTAATAAGTATTGAGAATATAATTGTGGGTCGATTTCTTTTATAAAGTTTGCTAGATTTTGACCCATACCACAATTGTGGCATTTAAAGAACATATCATTTTTAACTCTATAAAGATATGCTCTAGCTTTTAATTTAGACTTTTTACTATCACCACAATGTGGACAACGAAAGTTGTATAGATAGTCATTTTTCTGTTTAAACTGACTTAATCTACTTGATATATTATTAATAAATTTTAGATCAATATAACTCGACATAACACGAATACTAATATACTATATATTAGTCGGAAAGTCAAGTCTAATTTGACATCATATGTAAAATAGGCATAAGATTTTTAGATACAACCCACCCGATAACTATAGATCCCCCTAAAATTAGCCATCTCCATTTCTCAAGCACGCCAACTCTACTACCTATGTCATTTCTTAATGACTTAATTTCTATGAGTAATCGTTTTTCAATTTGATTAATTTCTCTATGAAGTTCTTTGTAAACATTGTCAATTTCATCTGCTCTATCTTTGATTTTACTAAAAATTACTTCATCTATTTGTTCTTGTCTGGTAATTTTTTCTTCGTGTACAGCTAACATAGATTTAATAGAAGTAGATACATCTGTCAATTTATCAATGGCAGTATCTAATCTACCTTGAATATTATTTACAGATTGTAAATCTTTTTTTAAACCTTCTAATTGAACTTTAATATTTGTTGTTTCATTTTCCATAGTTGTCCTATTTATAAGAATAGTGTAAGTTGTAATTTTTCCCTATAGGGTGTACGCCGACAAGCGTCTTTATACTATATTAACTTACCAATATTCTTTATATTATTTATTTTTAAGCAGACTTTAACATTGATCTAAACATTTGTATTCTTTTCATTTTCCAGAGTTTTATAAATGTTTTTCTGCGTCTCCGTAACTTTTGTTTCTTAATTTTGAGCCAGTGTAAATTGAGTAAATATAATTTTCTTTTTTTATCATTTCTTATTATCC